TCATGAACAACGTTATCGAACGTCTGGAAAAAATCGAAGAGAAAGTATCGGATCATAGAGCCCACATTCTTTCGATGGAATCAAAAATAGACGATCGCGATTCTCGTCTCGACCGTATCGAGTCGAAGATCGATTCTCTCATCGGCATGCCCAGAACGAGCTGTTCGTCCGGAGCTTGTAATATTAGGACATCATCACTCACTGGATCTTTTCCTTCACGTCGATGAAGAAACGTCTGCTCGTTTGTATCCCGCCTGGATCGACAAACTCGATGTCCACGCCTTGGTCAAGGCCAGGCACGAGATCTGCCGCTACCCATTCGATCAGAAACTCTCCCTGAAGAGCATCGACAATCAGGAGTGGTGTTTTCACGAGAGACGTCCCATTGTTTCGGGCCATCCGGAGGGTGATCGTGAAGCCAGTAAGGTTAATACCACGTCGAACCGCGGGGATGGGGGGCAGCGTGTCCCCCTCGGTATATACGTGGGGAAATTTTGGGGTTTGTTCGCTCACCGCCAATAACGCCTTTCCGATGAGAGAATCGATCTTCGACTCGATACGGTCGAGACGAGAATCGCGATCGTCTATTTTTGATTCCATCGAAAGAATGTGGGCTCTATGATCCGATACTTTCTCTTCGATTTTTTCCAGACGTTCGATAACGTTGTTCATGAACCAACCGCATCCCGATGTCAGCAAAGCCAGAGCGAGCCATGTAATTCGGCCGTTCGGGGGGCGTTGCGTAAATTTAGAGATGGTTGAGTTCATTAGCTAATGTCCACCTTGAAACCTTGAAGCTGTATAGAGTTACCCGCCCCCGCGACAGTCATCGTTACCTGAAAATCAATAAGGTTTGCTATAGTTGTATTGATTGCATTCCCTTTGGCGTTGAAGATCGTTCTCGTAAAGTATTCCATATCTTCACTGATAGAGAAATCTCCGCTGCTTCCTATACTGGTAATTAATAGACGGACTTTCCATAGAAATGGGAAATCACTCAAAGTAACTGGACCAAAGATCCCTATGGTCCCCCCTGCGATCTGAAGGTCAAAGGTTACGTTTCCGCCGTTTGCACTTCCTAACACTGTGCCGAATACCAGAATATCAATAACACTACCGACCACTAAGGTATTAGCTTTAATAGAATACGTGAATACGTAGGGTGTTTGCGCAGTTGTGTTTGAAATAATTTCGACATCGCTGGCTTGGAACACCGTCACTTGCGGCCGATGTCGTTCCCATTCCTGACCGTTATAACTACGGAGTTTTCCGGTTGTACTATTTACATACGTATCGCCACTAGCGTTTGGTCCTGTTGGATCAAGTGTTTGGGGTATCATCCGCAATGATGAGTTTGTGCCCCTGCCCTCAACTTTGGCGCCATAGCCAGACACTGTGCCACTAAGACCAACCACACCATCGCCTGTTAATTCTCCGTTGGCCCTAATTCCATCACCTGATCCCGCCGCGAAGAATCTTCCGCCACCACCATTCGATCCAGTCGCAGCCAGACCTTCTACGGCAGAAACAGAAGCGGCTGCCCCAAGAAAACGTCCGCCAAAACCAATACCTCCCGCATGGCCTTCGACCCCGTTGCCCCCTGTAGCTCCTCCCCTGCCAATCAAACCGGCCGCATTACCAGTACCGCCCTGAGCATCAATGGGTGCTGTACTTCCTGTTCCGACCGGCGCGTTTAAGAAATTAATCCAATCGAAAAGATTCCCGAACTTAAAATTCCACCATCTGGCGGGAGGCTGATCACTGACAGAATACCCGACCGCTTTTTCGCCCGCTGAAGGCTCAAGGCGTGTGCCCCCGTCCGTAGACCAAGTGCTTAGAATTGTCGGTTTGACCGGCATGTTTTATCCCTGTCCCGTTATGACGTCGGCCAAATGCCCGCCAGTTGTTTGCGCATCATCGGCGGCCCCGAGCAAAGCTGATGATTGGATTGTGTCATCCGAAGAAAACGTGAGTGTTTCCGAGGCTTCGTTGAGTGTGTACAGCAATTGTAATCCAACCCCCGCCGATCGCGCAGCGTCCAACGCAATAGCCAAGCGCAACGCATCTACCTCTAGTTTGTCGACCACCTGAATGATCAAAGACGCCGGGAAAAATTCTTTGATTTCGATGACTCCAGAGCTTTGTGTAAAAGATTGCGCAATCTCCAGAATTTGCTCGATAGTGCCGGACGATTTGTTTATCAAAATACGAACGCGCAGCGCTTGTCGATAGGCTTCATCGGTTCGGCTGAGTCGTTTTTCGCCGACAATTTCGCCAAGATTATCGAGCTGTTGTCCGATAGACAGATCCAGAGTTGTATCCAGAAGTACTTGGAACAACGCATCCTCAAGATCTTGCACCTGTTTGACGTAAATGCTGATCGAGGACGCAAAATCCTCTTTGTTTTTAAATTGCTCGATCCGATTGGCGAGAGCATCCTCTACGTGGATATCGTTTTTCGTTATGCTCATGCGTCGCCACATAAAAACATGTGTGTGTTTGACCTGCTCATGCGATATCTCATACGAAGTTCACATTCACGATCACGTTAGCCGTAGAGAAAGTGACGATATCTCGACTGGCGATCACGATGTTCGCGGTATTCGTCGGCGGGAAAGTATCCTCGATCTTGATGGCTGTCACGTCCTCCACGCCCGCCACATTCAACGGCGCGCATTGAAAGAGCAGAATTTTCACATCGTCGCCGATATCGAGCGTATCCCCGATGGCTTTGATTGCATCCGCTACAGCCGCCTCCCCCGCAGTCTGATCACCGCCCCCAAACGCCGTCTGGATTGCGTCCACGTCTACTTCCACAAACATTGGAATTTCAGTGGGGCGACTGTATTCGATTGTGTGGTCAATCCCTTGGCTATCTGTAATCGTAATTGAACGCCCGTCCGGACCCGGATCACGGTGTGTGGCTATGCCCGCAGGCTTATTGTCAAAAATAGCCTGAGCGACCGCTGTATCGTCACCCCCCAGAACTACAGCCTCAAACGAATGCGGTGTGAGTCCGTCCCCGTCGACTACATCCCCGGTATTCTCAAACACAAATGCTTGGATCACGCCTGTTACGTTACGCACCGCGGATCGAATCGATTCAACTGTACCAGATCCGGCGAGTTGGAGAAGTTCCTCACGTCGAACACGAAAAGGCGGATCGAGTTCTAATAGACGGCCAAGTGATGCGCTCCCAGATGTCCCGACGAAAGGGCGTTCGGAAAACCCAAGTTCAGCGTTCGCGAGCCCACCTGTGACCTCGATTTGCGAACTCGGCCCGGCTGTGAGACTTTCGATCTGTATTTTACCGCCCGTGACTACGTAAGCGATCGCGCCAGTCAAATCGCCGGTAATCACCCTCGCCACCTCAACCGCTAAGGCCGCGCCAATCGCTACAAAATCCGCGGTATTGAACGTCACGGTTTGCGTCGATCCGTTGTCTACTTTTACGGTGATCGTCTCTCCGTCAGTAAGCGCGTAAGTTTCCGTGTTACCAGATCGAGACTGTGCAGCTATATCAGGGTTGAATCCCGCAAAAGCCGCCTGTGTGAACCCCAGTTCTTCGGCTGCCGTACCTCCGGTTATCTGAATCGAGCTTCCAGGGCCATCGGTATCCGAGACAATTCGAACGAAACCGCCTTCGTCTGTGGCCGAGAGACCTGTAGTATCTGCGGTTATTTCGGCCGCAATTTCAGCAGCCGTGGCGTTCGCTATGTCCGCGAAATCGCCTGTATTAAAAGACACAGATTGACCCGTACCACCATCGACAGAAATAGTGAGTGATTGTCCATCAGATAGAGTGTATGTCTCGTCGTTCAAGCTCGTGATCGCTGCCTTCGCAGACCACCCAGATACAGGCGTTTTGATGGTGTCGATTGTGGTCGGATTGCCGACAATTGACCCAAAATTGACCGACTCGAATTCTCCCAGGATTGTAGCCGCGAAGCCCAAGGCGTTCGATATGTCGGCCTTGGCGCGCCATTGTTCCCCAGCGTCCCCTATCGACGCGAGCGACCCCTTAGTGACCGTTGTGGCGTCATCTAGATTGAGTTGGAGCGGTACAGCGCTTCGGGCCTGAGCAAGTCGTAGAGCGCCCGTGATAGCCGCCACATCGTCCAGAGAAGCATCATTCGCAGATGAAGGTTGTCGGCTTCGATATACGTCTTGGAGTACGTCCCAAGCTTCGGCTACTTGGTCTCCTACGATGCCATTGAGCTGTCCCAGGGTTGAGTCCGCCTGTGTGTTGATATCGGCGCCGAAAGCAGCTCTCTGGGCTTCTTCGAACTCCTCTAGGATGGTTTGAAGGTCCTTTAAACGAAAACCCTCGGGTATGACACCAAAACGGCTCACGAGGACCCCTTAAGCCGGGGTATGACACCGAAACTACTCACGGGGACCCCTTAAGCCGGGGTATGACGCCGAAACTACTCACGTTATAGGTCCCGTCTCATCGCCGATAATAAATTCCCGAGAAAAATCAAGAGGCTCTCCGTCGGCGGACTTTATCACAGTGAAATCCAATGTCATTATTCTTGTGGCAGGATCGACCTCTAGATCGAATCGCGAGATGCTTTCTACTCCGGGGGTCTCCAGAATGACCTCACGGAAAATCCCCTGCACGGTGACTAAGTTGGGATTTTTGATCAGGACATCCTCGAAATATGGGATGCCCACCCGCAAATCGAGAAACCATTCCCCGAGAAAGAACCTCAGACGTAAAGCCAGGTGCTGAAGCAAAGCATCGTCACCCCTCACGATGGAAAGAGCCGCATCCTTGATCAGGATATCGCCAGTTAGAGGATCTAGGGCTAGGTCTGCCATGTTATTTTTCCAACGTCACTAAATCAGAGGCCGTGGAGGCGATGGGGGGTTGAGATACAGCCGGGACATTGGGCGGGACAGTGGTAGGAGGTGATCCGAAAGCGGAATGCCCGTGGCCGTTAAAACCTAAGATAAAATTGTTAACAGTTGTCCGCAAAGCATTTAGTTCCGTCTGTACTTTCGAATCTCGACTTATTTTATCTGTGCTCCCTTTCGCCCCCAACTCAATCAAACCCTCTTTGACACGCACGATGGTTCCATCTTGAAGCCCTATCGTAACAGCTTCGTTATCGAAATTTTTTATCGGTAATGAAAACGGGTACACTCCAGGGACAGCGATTGCGCTACTCAGATCATGACGTAAAAAATCATCCGGGTTGATGATGTCCCCATCCTTCGATCCGAGCCATTTATCAATCGATCGTTCTGTGAAATGCAGTGTAACTAAATCACCCGGCTCTAACGGAAATGAAATTACGAATTTTTTTGTTCTCGGATATTGCACGGGAACATCTGTGATTGGAGGCAATGTTTCGCAAATCTCCCCTCCGTCTTCCGTCTCGATCAATCGTTCTATGAGCGGCTGCACCTCGGCGCGTTGATCAACAGGGTCGAACTTCACGATTCGCCCCGGAAGCGTCGTGTGGACTTCCTCAAGATGGTACGTCACCGCCATACGAAGGAGTTCTTCGAGTGATGGTGATCGACTGTCCCCTTGCGTGGTCATAGCGCGACTAGGTTCATGTTACGGGTTTCCCTTCAATATCCACACTCCAGTCGCTGCCCCATGTATCCCCCGTGTACGTAGCCTTTTCAATACGAAAAAAACCATTAACGGTTTTCGATATAACTTGTATTTGCCTCCCTGGGATTATGTCCGGCTGAATAAGCGACTTCACTTTGACGAAACCTTTCTCGCCAGGTTCGGGAGCACCAATCATGCCGGTCCCAGAGGACAAAACTACCGCCTTGGGGCCTATCGTCTCATTTGGCCCGAGTAGCAGTAAAGCACCATCTTGAATCGACCACGTAAAACCCATCGATCGGGCTATCTTATCGAATTGCTGTTCAGATTTACCGGAGAGCACCATCCCATTGCCCCACTCAGAGAGGGTCTCTCGAATAGATCCGGAGCTAACTTTTTCCAAGAGGTTCCCGAGATCAATACCGAGCGATTCCCCTACTACGCGCAAAATATCCGTGGCTTTTGCGGGTTTTTTGAACGAACGATTGATGCGGGCTGTCCGGAAGGCTTTCCCGCCGTCTTTTGTTTGCAGTTTCGAAATCCAATCACGACCCAACAAACGATTCTGTCCAAACTCGATATTCCCCGCAAAAATCTGGTGCGTGGCCCCCACGTATCCCGCCAAGAGAATCGTTGGAACATCCTTCTCCTGGATCTTAGTTCGATTGGATTCCTTGAGATTCGTAATCGTTATTTCGGCTTTATTTGGTTCCCGCTTGAGCGTTTTCTCTATTTTGAATCCGACCTTTAGCGTAGGCAAAACACGATTTTGCTCATCGAAACGCGAACGAATAAGCGTTCCCCCGACGTTCAAAGTGATCTCGCGATTAAAGAGAGAAGTCATGTCTCCCCCGAATAAATCAAAATAATCTCTTCCCCAAGCTGTTTCAAAGTTGCGGGCGCGATCTCGTCACCTTGAATGACCGTAAACATAGTTCCGACCGGGCGCTTTTCTACATCCTGCCACGTTCGAAGGAAGGGAAATTCGTTCACAATTTTGACGCCTGCGCGAAGAACATTGTTCGCAGTATCAAAAATCGTCATGTACCAGGCTTCGGATCGCTCGTTGAATTTGAACTCTAGGCGAAAAGCTACACCATCAAGGGAGACTTCGAATTCGTAAAAGGCTTCAGTGATACTTGTGGGTAGATCAAAGAATGCCATTACGAAGTCACTCCGAAAACTTTGGCGAGGATGGATCTAGTGTCCTCGGCTTTAGTCTCAACGACAGAAGGCGCACGTTTATTTTTCTTTCCTTGATCGTTTTTTCCTTGTCGCCCCGCGGGTTTTATTTCGGGTGCGGCGACTTGCTCTGTTTTCGCAATAATGATTTCGCGAATGATTAGATTGATGTTGACGATGTTGTTTGTCGTAACATCCCGCGTACACGAAAGCGTCTGAATGTACATATTGCGATAGTTTCGCAGTG